AATTTGCCAATGGTGTAACATTTCCTTGACTGTCAACGCCAGTAATTTGATTTATAATGTCTTTGAATTCTTGACTGTCCACTAACGGGGTCATTTTGACACGTAATAAATGAGGCCACCAAGTTTGACTAAATCCTTCAGCTGCAAAAGTAACATCTTGTACTACGTAATATCTTTTTAACAGTGCAGGGACATCTGCATTTAATGGATAGTAATCTTTTCGATGTTGTAATTCTAATACATCACCTGACATAATTTTTCTACCTAAAATTGCTACAATGTCATTTAGATGAAAAGTCATGTATATAGTGTCGGCGCTTAAAAAAATGCCAAACTGTTGCAAATCGAAATCATTATCAGTGACAGTATAAATTCCTCGAAGAGTGTAAACAGAACTATCATATTTCCTGTCTCGATTTTCTAAAAATAGTAAGTCTTGTATATTTGTTGCACTTTGATTTTGATATTCAGGAGTGGTGTTGTCCTTCCAGAATACTGTAACTGCTTGTCCTGAACTAATTGTTGAAGTTACATTACTGCTCAATGAAATACTGTTAGCAGACAAGTTAGAAGAAATTATCACAGAGTTGGCACCAAGTCCTACTCCTTGAACAGTTTGACCTACTTCGAATGGAGCCACGTTACCAAAATACAAAGTGTTGCCTGTAGTAGTCGAATTGGCAATCACATAAGAATTGGCTTGAGGCACTGTTCCGACGTATTTGTGTAGCAGTATACCCGTACCCCCTACAGTGAACTGCTCGGAAATAAGTTTGTCAAAAAATTTATAATCATTGGTGTGGTTTTCACGCCACATACTTAATCTGGGCATATGCTAATCCAATATTACATATTTATGGCTAGATTGACAATTAAATTCCTAAGCTATATAATGTAATATGACTGATATGCTAAATTGCGTAGCAAGAATGTATGATTGCCGCGACAAAATTGCGGCATTTCCCGTCGGCCGAGCCAAAATAGACTTGCAAAAAATGTACAATTCTGTTACAATTGCACATCGTAATGCCAATAAGCTTTGGGTACCTTGTAACAGAACCCAAAAAATTTCTGCAGAATATGCGCATGCTGCTCAACTTTTTGAAGAATCTATAATTAATTTAGAACAGTATTTGTTATTGGCTCATTTAATGAAGGATCATTGACATGCCAACAGTTGCCGGAATTAAGATTAAGACTAAACCTCCCCGTGTTCGTAATCCCTTGTTTGCGGATGAAAAATACACCGGCGGAGAACCCGAATGGCCGGCTGAAGCAAAAGACTGGTCCGAAGAAGATTTTGATCATTTACTGCGAAAAAGTTTTTTTTATTACAACTATTATTATAATCAAAAAGACACTAAAAAATATGTAGAGGATTGGACAGAAAAATCTGGACTGTTTACTCAAGAGCAGTCCAAAGCGTTTAAAGGTGCCGCAGACCGTAGCATACCCATGACAGTGTGTAGTTTGGTCATGGCACATCGTGCAGGAATGCCGTTTAAATCTGCACACGTCGATTTCATAGTAAAGTCTGTGTCTAAGGCAATCAGTAATGATACAGGAGAATGTGTTACCGCAGTAGTTAAAGACGACAGAGAAGATCACAAGCCTAATATTCAAGACAGAATGGCCGAACGAACGTCTGAACTGTTGGGGGAAATTGAAGGCATTTTTGATGATGTTATCAAAAACAAAAAAGTAAATTTTAAGCCTTATGATTTTCTAACTGCAAATAAGGTAATACAGGCACAATTGCCTAAATATCAAGATCTGTTTGTTGCAAGAAAATTTGAACTAGAGCTTGCGCAATCTAAAAAAGATGCACAGTTAACTGAAGCGTATAAACACTACAAAGTAGCAGATTTCAAAAGAATCATTGCATGGCTAGATTTAATGCTGTTGGCAGTGGATGAATATCGTAAAGTTAAACAAGCTACTAAAAAAGCCCGAGTCAAAAAAGCACCCACCAAAGAGAAGTTAGTTTCAAAACTAAAATACGCCAAAGAGTTTAAAGAACTTAAATTAGTCAGCGTTAATCCGGCGGAAATTGTTGGAGCAAATGAACTTTGGATCTATAATATCAAAACAAGAAAATTGGGCAAATATGTAGCAGCCGGGCATAGTCAACTCAGTATCAAAGGTACCAGTATTGAAAATTTCGACACAGATCGAAGTGTGAGTAAGACTTTACGCAAGCCCGAAGAAAAACTTAGAGAGTTTTCCAAAGCTGGGAAAATTGTTTTGCGTAAGTTTTTGGACGACATTAAAGCAACTGAAACAAAACTTAATGGCAGAATCAGCACAGACATTGTGTTACTAAAGGTTGCTTAAACTCGATCCTGTTAGCTAAATATGGTTAACAGGACTTTTTTATGACTACAGCAAACGTCACCATTCAACCCAATTTACAAAATGATCTAAGTCTGAGAACTTATAATCTTGGGGGGCCTGGCCCTATTAGTCAGGACAGTGCAATTGCAGCAGCAGGAAATATCCAAACGCTGAACCAACTGCGCAATGAAATGATAGACTATATTAGGTTACGATTAGGTGACCAAATTGTTGATGTTGAATTGGACAAAGAGCATTATGAACTTGCAATTAAGCAAGCATTAACAAAATATAGACAAAAAGCACAAAACGCAGTCGAGGAAAGTTATGCGTTTTTAGATCTGTTGCCCGAAGTGCAAGAATATATTCTTCCGAATTATATTATGGAAGTTAGACAAATTTTTCGTAGAGGTATAGGTAGCACCACAGGCACAACAGCCAGTCAATTTGAACCTTTCGCTTCGGGATATTTAAACACTTATATGTTAGTGGCTGGTAGAGTTGGCGGATTATTAAACTACGAATTGTTCACTCAATATCAAGAACTGGCTATGACCATGTTTGGTGGGTATATGAACTACACATGGAATCGTGTAACTAAAAAACTTACTCTTGTAAGAAAAATGCCCGAATATGGACACACGTATTTTACCATTAATAGCTTAACCGCTTCGGGAACAGCAATTGGTAGCACCATTACTATTACATTGGGACAGCCTGTAGTAATAGCAGCGGGAAATAGTTTGTATATTCAAAATTGTCCAGTTAGTGGATATAGTGGTCAATATACTGTGGTGTCTGTTAATAACACTAATACGGTAATTACACTACAAGCAACCCAGTCGTTGGGTGCAGCAAGTGTGACAGGATTCGGTTTAAGTCAAACACAAATTTGGAGTCCTGAAGTTGACGGACTTAATAATACCGAAAGCGTACTGCTTTGGATTTTTAATTATAAACCGGACAGTATGTTACTAAGTGACCCTCAAGTTTATCCTTGGTTACAGGAATATGCGTTAGCATTTTGTAAAAGCATATTAGGACAGGCACGTGGCAAATTTGCAAGTATTGCAGGCCCGCAAGCTGGAACGCAATTGAATGGTACGGCATTACTGCAAGAAGCACAAGCCGAAATGGAAAAATTGGAAGAAGATCTGAAAAATTATGTTGATGGCAGTCAACCGTTAACATGGTGCATAGGCTAAACCGATACCCCACGTCAGCGTAATAAATAATAGTATGAAAGAAATACTATTAGAAATTATATCTAACGACCATTCTTACAATAAATCTGCTACTAGGTATTTGTATAAAACGCATCCAAAGATTTGGGATGAAATATTACAACTTACTTCTTTTTTACCTGATGATGCTGCACCAAAACAAAGGGTTTGGCACATTCTAAATGATATCTATAAACGACCCGTTTGCCCTGTTACAAAGGAGTTTTTAAAATGGCGAGAGAAAAAATATGACAAATATTCCTCCGTTGATGCAAAAAACAGGGACATAGGCAATGTACTCAGTAAAGTTTTATCAAATGGAAATCATTGGAGGAAAAAGGATCAAGAAAAATCTAAATTGGCGAATGAAAAATTTTCTACAGGTTTAACGTCGGGACGAATTACAATTGATAGATCTAAACGTGATTCTAAAACAATTTATAATAAATCCAAAATCACATGGATGAAGAAATATGGAGTTGACAATCCTGCAAAATCCTTAAGCGTGCGCAATAAAATCTCTAAATTAAAAATAGAAAAAGGTGCAACGCCTAAACATTTGAGAAGTTTGCGTAAACTGTATTATGATTCAGTTTGGTATTTCACAGAACAAAGTTGGAAAAATCACTTTGATAAGATAAATCCATTAAGGATCGATAGATCAAAAAATGCTTTAGATCATATTTTTAGTATACAGCAAGGATTTATAGATAATATCCC